CGCATCACTCAACGTACCCACTGCCGAAGCAATGGTTGTTGTCAGCGTAGACGTGTCACTGAACTCCTTCGGTGAGAAGGGTCCCACGACTTTGTACTTCGGTGTTAGATTAGCCATTTAGGTCACCGCCTTAACTGCGGTGTCCCATAGCAAACCATGTACCGTCTTGCCCATTCACATTCTGAATGACTAGACTGGTGCCGTTAATGAGTGCGAACACCCCATCGACTCCAGCCCCTGTACCAGCGGTGCTACTTCCTGCAACTGCGTTACAGGCTACTATGTCAGCTAGTAGACCAGAGAGGTCTATGCTTCCACCTGCATCGCTACCGCCGTTTGTGAAGGTCCCAGTAACCATTAGTAGGTTACCCATTACGTGTGGTCTTGTGTCTATTGTACTCTCAAATGCCATTTTTTATCACTCCTCTGTCAATTCTTGCTCTTCAACTGGTGCTGCCTCTTCTAAGACTTCCTCTACTGGAGGAGCCTCTACCACTGGTTCTTCGACTGGTGCCGCTACCGCTGGCTCAGGATTTAGATAGTCCTCAACCAATTTCAAAGCACCACTCTTTGTAGTGTATGTGGCTGTGGGGACTACTCCCCTCTCAGCCAACCAAGACATTATTTCGGGCCTTCTCCAACTACTGTCGGGGATGCCGTCCCCACCCTCATCGTGGTGAGGAGGCTCATCCCCAAGCAGTGTCCAAGATGGCTCAACCAGAAATCTTCGGTAAGTATCGACCCATCCCTGCGAAACCTCCCTAACCTCACCTCTGGTGAAGTCAGGCATGTATGCATCGGGGCTCCTTGCGTAGAAGGATTTGCCATTATACCTAAGACTGGGCAAGTAGACCACCTCAGACCACTATGAGCAGTAGCTCTGCTCCGCTCGTGTCGTTGGTAGTACCGTCAGTTGTCGCTTCTATGTCGAAGGTAAGCACGAGGTCGCTGGTTTTTACCACTGCAAAGTTAGCAGTTGCGTCTGCGTGCTGTCCTACCACTGTCAAGATTTTGCTGCACTCGCCGCTTAGGGTTAGTGTTTCACCCTCGGCTAGAGCGCTGTTCATCGTAACAGCGAGAAGTCTTGGACTCCTTCTGTCGGTCACCTGTGTGTTAGTTGCTTGGAAACCGTCTAGGTTACCGGGGTAACCAGCGGTTGCCTGTCCGTCGAGCCATAGTGTCTCGTCTACGTCGCTACCAGCCCATAGGCCAAGGTCTAGGTTGACCGTGGTAGTTGCGCTGCCGCTTGTCGTGTATGTTATTCCTCTGTGTGTTGTTGCTGCCATATCATTTCACCTCTTTTTTATCTCCTCTGCAACCTCACTTTAGGTCACGAATGCTCCCGTGCGCTCCAAAGAAAGTGGTCCATATCTCGCCCATAGTTCGGTACAGTCCTTCCTGTCCTAGTCTGTTGATGGCGAATGGGTCACCAGTCTCAATTCCGCTCTCAAAGTATTGCGTAGGAATAGCTGTGCTAAAGTGTACGTAGTCTGTGTCTAGGAAGTACATCCTGCTTAGGCTGTCCTTTGGCATGTCCTTGGTTGGGATGATTGGTACACCAT